ATTGTGGCAATGCGAGTGTGAAACTTTCTATCGAAAACGTCGAGCCCTTCTATTGATGCCCGCGCGTCTTAGGAGTAAATCTGTGGCGCGTATCCTCGTTGCGGCCCTCGCGGGCTTCTTCGTGGGTGGCGGCCACAGCTCACTCGAAACTATCGTGCAAGCTGTGCTACAGTTAAATACTATTGTATAGTTTGTCTCCATTACCTTAAGAGGTGGATTATGCGTCGTAAACGATGCAATGGTGCTATTGGTTTCCAAAACCAGCGATTCCTTGAGCTTCTCTCCTCCATCACAGGGATTTCCCCTGTTGGTGTTCTTGGAAGAGATACCCCTCTGGACTTAACCAGTCTGGAGTCTGCAAGAGGTTCATTGCTGATTAGGGAAGTTTATTCGAAGTATGATGACGGAAAGCCGTCGCCAGAAAAGGAGAAACTGACGTGGGAGCGATTCCACGACGCCGAGCGATCCTGTCAAGCGGCAAATCGTAAGATAACGCGTTGGTCCGGTCCTAACATCGACCCTTACTGGGTTTGTGTAAAGGCTCGGATACGCGAAGTCCTCGGTCTGTTCAGCTGGGACGAGTGCGCTAAGCATTTTGGTTTTGGCCCGGGTGCATCCACCCGGTTAACTAGGGCCAAGTGTTTTGCTGCCTATAAATACTCAGGTATACCTGAGAGCACCTCTGGGAATGTCACTCTCGCGTCATGCGCAATTCGCATGATTCCAATCTGGAACCAGATTGTCCTCGCTCGAGGAGGGAGTCCGGACCGCCTTTGTCAGGTGGTTGACGGAAATGACATTATTACTGTTCCGAAGAACTATAAAACCGATCGTACGATTGCTAAAGAGCCCTGTATGAACATGTATGTTCAGAAAGGTATCGGGCAAGTTATACGATCTCGGCTAAATAGGATCGGAGTGACGTTGGACGACCAAACGCGTAACCAGAGAGCTGCCCGAGAGGGCAGCTTGACGGGACAGCTCGCTACTGTGGATTTATCCATGGCAAGTGATACTGTTGCGCGCGAACTTGTTCATTGGCTCCTTCCTACCCCGTGGCTAGATGCACTTGAGCAGTGCAGATCGCAACGTGGTGTTCTTCCTTCTGGTGAAATAATTCATTACCAGAAGTTCTCGTCCATGGGAAACGGCTACACTTTTGAGCTTGAATCGCTCATTTTCTGGGCTATTGCCCAGGAGTGTTGTCGTCCCTTTAGATGCGACGAGACGGAGACTTCAGTTTGTGTGTATGGTGATGACGTTGTCATACCTACGCAGTTCTACGAATCCTTTGTCCAAAGGCTTTCCGAAGTTGGGTTCACACCCAATCCGAAGAAGTCCTGGTTTGAGGGTCCGTACCGAGAGAGTTGTGGTAAACACTACTATCTTGGGACTGAAGTTACCCCGTTTTACG